CCAAAGTGGTGAGTATGATTTCTATTTTAGAGGTGACAATCTTGGCATTGATACTGTTGGCGACCTTGTTGATACCGCTGAACTTGCTGGTCTGGTTAATAGAACTGGTGCGTGGTACCAACTAGAAGATGGAACAAAAGTACAGGGCCGTGAAGGATTGATTAACAGAGTGAGAGAGGATTTGGACTTACAAGAAATGTTAAGAACCAAGTTATCAAATGGCTGAACTAAAGTTTAAAGTTTTTGAAGGAAAGTTTCCATGCCATACCTGCAAAGAAGAAGTAACTTCTTTAAGGTTATGGTTAGAAACATCAGATTTGACTTGGATGTGTAGTCAAAAGCATATGTCCAAAGCAGCACTAATTAAAACAAAGAAGGACTATGAGCGAGAAGAACGAGAGTAAAAGAATTGGTGCCAAGCAGCACAAGAATTCTGGTCGCAATAACCAGAAGGGTGATGCTACATGGAGAGATTTTGTAATTGATTTTAAAGAGTCTTCAAAATCTTTTACATTAAATCAAGATGTTTGGGCTAAAGCAGTCACAGACTCAATAAAAGCGGGTAAAGATAAATCACCTGCAATTGTTGTAATTCTTGGTGAAGGAAATAAAAAGACTCGTCTTGCTATTATAGAGTTTGATCTTTTAGATCAGTTAACATGGGAGGCTGAAAATGGAACAGAATGAGCAAAATAAAACCACTATTGAGATGGTGAACGGACTATCTGAAATAGCAGACTATATGCAGGATGAAGAACTAACTACAGCCCTGACTTTTATTGCTAAGATTATTATCAAACCAGATATTCCACTTAATGTTGCAACAGTGGAAATAGTTAGGCTGCAGGCTATAGCAGCAAAGATGGCATTTAAAGCAACATGGATGACTAATGTGGATAAGTCTGATAGAGGTAAGAAAAACATATACTACACTGCAGCAGAGGCAATCAACGATCTGGTTTCAGCATTGAAGTACATAATCCGCTAACTGATATAATAGATAAAAAGGATAACTATGACTAAGAATTTGCTGAAACAAATAATGCTAAAACCTGAAGACAAGGTTGAAATAATTGATACGCAGGCCTTGATAGATAAAATTAATTCAGGATACATAGCAAAGCGTGAACCAAAGCATACAGTTAAAAAAACATTTGCTCCATCTACAATAGCGTGGAGTCATGGAGAATGTCCACGATACTGGTATTTTGCATTTGAGGGAAATATATTTGAAGATAACAATACCCCTTACGGTGTAGCCAATATGACTAGCGGAACTATGTCTCATGACAGAATTCAACAGGCCATGATGGATTCGGGGGTGGCAAAAAAATTCCTAGATGAGAAGCACTTTGAAAAGTATAAAGAAGAAAAAGAGACAACAGAGTTTAAAATAACACATTCAGATCCTCCAATTTTTGGATGGGGGGATGCACTACTTGATTGGGAAGGCGAAGAGATTGTCGCTGAAATCAAGACTATGAATAATGAGGCTTTTGAGCACCGTAAGATTAAAGGCGAGCCAAAGTCTGCACATATCATTCAGTTGCTTATCTATATGAAAATTCTTAAAAAGGCTAAGGGTGTTCTAATATATGAAAACAAAAATAACCATGACCTATTAGTATTTCCAATAGAGGTTACAGATTACTATAAGGAATGGATTGATAATACATTTGAGTGGATGCGTACTGTTTATAAGGCATGGAAAGATAAAACATTGCCACAAAAAAATTATAGATCCAACTCTAAAATTTGTAAAGGCTGTCCAGTTAAAGCAGTTTGCGCTACTGCAGAGCCAGGGGTAATTAAGATTCAATCTATGGAGGGATTGCGTGAAACTCTGTGAAAGATGCGATAAGCGCTTTCAGCCGAAAGTAAGTTATCAAATCTATTGTAGTCAAGATTGTAGAGATCTTGCAACAAAAGATAAGATTGCTGAAAGGTATCAGGTTTCTCGCAGACAAAAAAGAATAGGTAAGGTTCGTAGATGCCTTGGTGGTTGTGGAGTACAACTATCAATATATAACGACTCTGGATTCTGTTCTAACTGCAATGTAAGTCAAAAAGCAGTAGAAAAAATGATTAAAGAACTTAAGGGGATAATTGATTATGAGCAAGACTGATCAGCCAAGTCATATTTGTGCTATAGATGCCAGCACTAATAGTCTTGCTTTTGCCTTTTATACCTATAAAAATTTAACTGGGTATGGAAAAATAAATTTTGAGGGTAGCAATATATATCAAAAAGTTATAGATGCTACTGCTAAAACAAAGGCATTGTTTGAACACTATAATATGGTAAATGCTATTGTTATTGAGCATACAGTTTTTATGAATTCCCCCAAGACTGCAGCAGATCTTGCGTTAGTTCAAGGAGCAATTCTTGGTGGTGCTGGACTAACTGGTATTTCTACAATTGGCAGGGTATCACCAATAACATGGCAAAACTATCTTGGTAATAAAAAACTATCTAAAGAAGAACAACTACAAATAAGAACAGCAAATCCTGGTAAATCATTATCTTGGTATAAATCATATGAGCGTGATTTTAGAAAGAAAAGAACAATTAAATTGTTAGAAATAGCATATGATAAAAAGATAGATGATTATGATGTGGCAGATGCAGCAGGTATTGGGCATTGGGCTATAAATAACTGGGACAAGGCTGCGGGATTTGACAAGGAATAGGTATGGCTGCTAAACTATATACAAATGAATTATGGCTTAAGAAGCGTTATCACATGGATAAAAAGAGTCCAGAAGATATTGCTAAAGAGTGTGGGGTAAGCGTAGAAACAATCTATGTATACCTTGCTAAATTTGGATTAAGGAAGTCAAAGCGATGAGTGAAAAGTTTAATATTGTAGTAGATCAGGTAAATCATCCTACCCATTACACAACAGATCCTTCTGGCGTAGAGTGTATTCAGATTACTCGTCATCGTAATTTTAATATTGGTAATGCTTTCAAGTATTTATGGAGAGCAGGAATTAAAAATGAATCAACACATATTGAAGATTTGAAGAAGGCTATATTTTATATTCAGGATGAGATTAATAGATTAGAGGGAAAATATGAGCGACACTGAGATTGAATTAGTCAAGCATCTTGATGAAGTAAACAAGGTTGTTGAAGAGTACCTGAAGGGTAATGATCCAACTAAAATTGCTAAGACTCTTACACTTCCAAGAACTCGTGTAGTTGCACATCTTAATGAGTGGAAGGCTATGGCCTCTGCCAATGATGCTATCCGTGCTCGTGCAAAAGATGCACTTGTTGGTGCAGATGCTCACTATACAAAACTAATTCAGCAGGCATATGAGGTCATTGACGACGCTACAACAACAGCAAATCTTAATGCTAAGACTGCTGCGATTAAACTTGTTATGGATATTGAAGCAAGACGAATTGATATGTTGCAAAAGGCTGGTCTGTTAGAGAACAAAGAATTAGCAGAAGAAATGGTTGAGATTGAAAGACGACAAGAAGTTCTTGTTGGAATTCTTCGTGACATTGCATCTGAGCACCCAGAAGTTCGTGATCTTATTATGCAAAGACTATCCGCAATTGCTAAAGAAGGAGAAGTGATTACGGTTGTCCACCAAGTTCAATGATTTCTTTGAGGCGTTACAAGATAACCAATTTGAAGAAACTCCCGTAGATGTAAAAACATTTGTTGAGTCTCCAGACTATCTTGGTCAACCGCCATTGTCAACTATCCAGTATGACATTGTTGAGGCTATGAGCCAGATTTATCGTAAAGAAGATTTACAAATGCTTATGGGAACAGAACAAGGTGACAAGCATTTTTCTAAATATACTAAGAATGAAATCATATTGCAACTTGGAAAGGGTAGTGGAAAAGACTTTGTTTCTACTGTGGCCTGTGCCTATGTTGTATATAAACTACTATGCTTAAAAGATCCAGCAAGATACTATGGTAAACCTAGTGGTGATGCTATTGATATTATTAACGTTGCTATTAACGCAGAGCAGGCTAAAAATGTTTTCTTCAAGGGTTTTAAAACTAAGATTGAAAAATCTCCATGGTTTGGTGGAAAATATGAAGCAAAGGTAAACTCAATTGGTTTTGGTAAATCAATTACAGTTTATTCTGGTCACTCTGAGCGTGAGTCTCATGAGGGTCTTAACTTATTTATGGCGGTACTTGATGAGATTTCTGGTTTTGCTACAGAAGTAGGAACAGGAAATGATCAAGGTAAAACTGCTGACAATATATATAAAGCATTTAGAGGCACAGTAGACTCTCGTTTTCCAGATCTTGGAAAGGTAGTTCTTCTTTCATTCCCCCGCTATAACGGAGACTTTATTTCAAAACGGTATGACGAAGTAATTATGGATAAAGAAGTAATAGAGCGTAGGCATAAGTTTGTTATTAATGAAGAATTGCCAGAAGGACCAGACAATGAGTTTGAAATTGTATGGGAAGAAGACCATATCCTTTCTTATAAATACCCTAGAATGTTTGCCCTTAAAAGACCCACATGGGAAGTAAATCCTACTAGAAAAATTGATGATTTTAAGATTGCTTTTATTACTGATCTTGGAGATGCAATGATGCGCTTCTTGTGTACCCCAACATACTCATCTGATTCTTTCTTTAAACAAAAAGATAAATTAGAAAAATGTATGACATTAAGAAATCCACTAGATAATCATAGGAGATTTGATGCTGGTTTTAAACCAGATCCAGAAAAGATTTATTACATACACGCTGACCTTGCCCAAAAACATGACAAGTGTGCTGTTGCTATCGCACATGTTGAACGTTGGGTGAACATTCAGGTAATTAAAGATTACGAGCAGGTAGCGCCTATTGTTGTTGTGGATGCTGTTGCTTGGTGGGAACCAAAAGTAGAAGGTCCTGTAGATTTATCTGAAGTTAAGAAATGGATACAAAATCTACGAAGAGAAGGTTTTAATATCGGTATGGTTACATTTGACCGCTGGCAGTCCTTTGATATTCAGCAAGAATTAAAAGCGGTAGGAATAAAAACTGATACTGTTTCCGTTGCTAAAAAACACTATGAAGACCTAGCAATGATGATATATGAAGAGAGAATTGCAATGCCTATGATTCCTTTACTTCTTGAGGAAATGAGTGAGTTGAAGATTATGAAAAATAATCGTGTAGATCACCCACGCAAGAAATCTAAGGACTTGGCAGATGCCGTTTGTGGGGCGGTATTTGGAGCAATATCCCATACAAGTAAGGACTCTAATCTAGAAATTGAGGTTCATACTTGGAGTTCTGCCAGCCGACTTGCGGACAAGCAGAAGGCTATGGTAGAATTGGATAACAAGGAAATTCCTGAAGATATTCAAGATTTCCTTAATGAATACAAATTAATTTAATGAATCAAAAACGAGGAGAAAAATGAATTCATTTAAGAAAATCGCTCTTGCCATGGTTGCAGCCATGACTTTGGGCACACTAGTGTCAACACCTGCAAGTGCTAACACGCTTTCTGTAGTAGCAACTACATGGAAGGCTGATCGCACCGTAAGCGGTGTTTTAACACCTGATTACGATACTCCAGCAACTGCTGGAACTGCTGTTGGAACAGCAATTGCACGTGCAGTACCAGAAGATAATAAGATTGATAAGGAAGATGTTGTTAGGTTTGTCGCAACAGTTGCTGCAGGAACATCTGTAACAGCATCTGCAACAAATGCAACTATTGTTTCAGCGTTGCACAGCGATGCTGCTCCAGTATCATCCGCATCTGGATCTGCATCTTTGACAATTGCAACTGGTACAGGAACAACTGCGACGTTTTTCGTATATACAAAAACGACAGCAATTGGAACAGTAGTATTTACCAATGGTGTAAATACAACAACATTTTATGTACAGGGAACTGTAGGAAAGATTCATACTCTTTCTGTAACTGCTCCAGCATCTGCTGCTGCAGGAACTAAACAAGACGTAGTAGTAACTGCAGTAGATACATTTGGAAACAAGGTATCTGCAAAAGAAATTACTGCTACTGTATTTGCTAACACAGGAACACTTGATACTGCTACTGTCTCAACAGGAGACACACTTGCAACATTTGGTCAGGCTACCTTTAAGGTAACTCTTCCAGCAACTGGTTCAACAAGAACATTGATTACATTTGCACCTAAGACAGCAGGAGATGCTGTTTCTGCAACTGCAATTGCTGGTCTTGCAACTCCAGTACTAGCGCCTTTTGCAGAAATTGCAATTCGTGATATGGCTGCAGAACTTGCTGCTGCTAACGCTGCACTTGCTGCAGAAAAGGCTGCTGCTGCAACCGCTAAGGCTGCTGCCGATAAGGCACTTGCTGATGCTCTAGCAAAGGCTGCTGCTGATGCTGCTGCTGCAAAGGCTACTGCCGATGCTGCTGCCGTAACTGCTGCTGCTGATCTTGTAAAGGCTAATGCAGAAATTGCTAAGTTGAAGGCTGATGCAGTTACTGCTAAGGTTGCTGCAGACAAGGCTCTTGCTGATGCACAGGCTGCTGCTAAAGTAGAACTAGATGCTGTAAAGGCTGCAAATGCTAAGGCTATTGCAGATCTAAAGGCTGCATTTAATAAGTTGGCTCGTCAATGGAATAAGTCAAATCCAAAGGCACGAGTTGCACTTGTTAAGTAATTAACAAACTAAAGATTAGGGCGCAGAGAAATCTGCGCCTTTTTCTTTTTAATGGTATAATTTCTTTTAGGAGTCCCCCAATTGACTACAAAGTTATACCGTATACTATTAACATTTATCCTTGGCTTTGGATGGCTATTTACTGGAACATCTCAAGCAGCAGAAGATCCTTTAGTGGTAGCATATGAACAAATTAATCAACTTAATATAGACGTAGATAACTTAGTTGATAAAAAATCTACACAAGATCTAATTGATATTGCAGAAGATAAATATGAAGATGCAATAGATGCAAAAGATATACTTTATAATGCAGAAGATACATATGAAGATAAGTCGGACTTGTATGATTCTGCTGTTCAAGCAGAGGCAACTGCACTATCTGAAAAGAATACAGCACAAACTGCGGTAGATAATCAAACGCCTATAGTTGCAACTGCCCTTACTAATAAAAATAATGCTAAAGATGATTTAGACATATCTGCAGTTAATCTTGCTACAGCAAATACAAATCTTACAAATGCACAAAATGAATTAAATTCTTCTAATATGCAAGGAGTTTCATTTCAAATATACCCTCTTGCAAGAAGTGGAAATACAGCAGTATTGCCTCCAAACCCTGGATTAATGTGTCAAGGGTCAATAACATCTCTTAATGCTTATGCTGGATGGGGAGCAATATGTGGATTATCAGAAAATATTATTGGTATTTTTAGAACTAAGTTGACAGTGCCAGAGGGAATAAATTCAATAAGGCTTGCGGGTGCAACGGATGACGGATTTAGACTATATATAGATGGGGCATTAGAAACAGAAAGATGGATTGAGCAGGGCACCACATGGAGTCCATTCACAAGATGGATAGATACTTCACAAAAGAAAACGTTTGAACTTGAGGTTTGGTGGTATAACGGTGGTGGACCAGGAGATATGCATGTTGGCTGGGGTTATAATAATATTTGGACTGGTATTCCTCAACAGTATTTATCATTTGGATCTGGTCCTACACAAGAACAACAGCAAAATTATGATGCTGCTCTAGCAGCAAAACAAACAGCACAGACAGATTATAACAATAAATTGGCGGTATATAATGATAAATCCACAGTATATACAACAGAAAATAATACTTTAACTACATATAATCAAACATTGACTACAAAAACAACTGAATATTCTACTGCACAAACAAATACCTCAAATGCCCTTTCTGATAAAAATAATGCTTTACAGGATAAAGAAAATGCAGAAGATAGTTATGATCAGGCAATTGTAGTTTTACAAGAATCAATTGTTGATGCAAGAGAAGAATATAACGAACAATGGCAGTTTGAAGAAAGACAAAGAATTGCTGCTGCTATAGCGCAGGCACTAGCCAACCAGCCACAGCCTGAGCCAACACCAGAGCCTAGTGTAGAACCAACTCCAGAACCATCTCCAGAACCTACTCCTGAACCAAGTCCAGAGCCAAGTCCTGAGCCATCTCCTGAGCAAACAAAACCAGTAGATCCCACTCCTTCTCCAGAGCCTGAAACCACTGATGAGACGACACCAGAGCCAAGTCCTGAACCAACGCCCACTCCTGAGCCTTCACCAGAGCCTTCACCTCAGCCAACGGATATAGATCCAGAGCCAACTCCTGAACCAGAGACAACTCCTGCCGAACCTTCTGAAGAACCATCATCAGACAATACTAACATAGAAGAATTAATTCCAGAAAAAGGCGAGGGTACAAAAGAAGACCTATCAAGAATGATAGCCAATCTTACTAGCAAAGACAATATTGTAGTTAAATTAAGTCCAGAACAAATGGCTGCTGTTGGACAAACCTTGGCTGCTTTATCTACTGCAGCAAAAGTAGAAGTAGCATCAAGTTTTGGTGTTAAAACTGATGATGTAGCAATTCTCGCTGAAGTAGCACAAAATAATCCAGCAGTTGCTGCTGCTATTATTTCTTTTACTGAAAAAGCAGAAGAAAATGCAGATGCACCAATGCCATATACAATTGCAGACGCAATTACTGAGGCTGCAGCAGCATTATTATTAGAAGATCCGCTTGCAGTTTTTTCGGGGGTAGACTTAGAAGAATTATCTGACCCATCACAATGGGGTAAAGATATGACAGATGATCAGAGAGAAAAGGCACAAGAAGTCATAGTTCCTGTGATTTTGGTGTCAAATATAGTCGCCTCTGTAGCATCTGCAATAAGGAGGATATAATACAGACATGGATAAATTAAAAACTATTCTATCTAAGATTAAGGTACCAAAGTTAAAGGTGCCTAAAATCAGTATGCCAAAAATAAAAATACCTAAAATAAAAATACCTAAAATATCAAAGCCAAACTTTAAGCCTTTACTTGATAAATTAAAGCCTTATATGTCTAAGATGTGGTTAGTTATTAAAAAGGCTTGCCTATTAGCCCTAAAGGCTCTTAAAGGCTTTGCATCATGGCTTGGTAAGGCTATCAAGGAAAGTATTGCACAAGTTTGGACCCTGTTAGGATTCTTTATTGCTTGGCTTACTTTGACTGGTACCGCCCAAC